AGCTGCCTGCCTTCCGCTTAACAGTCTACATGTACAAATCGCTCAAAAAAAACAAAAAACAAAAAACAAAAACAAAAACAAAAAACAAAAACAAAAACAAAAACAAAAAACAAAAAACAAAAACAAAAACAAAAAACAAAAAACAAAAACAAAAAACAAATATTTGTTTTTTGTTTTTTAACAGAGTTAACTTACTTAAAAGTTAAGTAGGTTGTTTATGGAATGAGTTCGTTTAGTTATTTGACACTTGAAGAAGCCAAGGCTTTTAAGGCTAAAAACTCTTTTAGAGAAAGAGAAGGTGTTTAACGAGCTGCATACAGCAATTGGAAAACGTATAAATGCGTTGACATATGCAGATGATGATAATTCGTTGACGTTCTCTTTTTAAGCATAGGGATGAGTTGAATAAACTTGGATATAATTCTTTTATCAAAGATGAAATGGATAACTTATGTTTTTCCGAAGTAGGATATGTCAGAGATTTAACATTAGTTGTCAATCTGGAAAAATAATCTAAGGATAACTATCTATTGATAAAGATGGATTACGACGATTATGAAAGCCTATCGGAGGATTTTAAAATTGTTAACTCTAATCAGAACTCACAGTTCTTTACATCTAACGAACTGGATAGAACAGAATTAACACTGCAAAAGAGTGATGTAGATTTTAAGGAAATGGCTGGGGACGGAACTAAAAATCCGTCAAGAAGACGAACACAGAGAGATCACAAGTCGTCTCCTAGTCAGTCGTCTCTACAAGAGTATAATGTTTGTCCGATCTGTTCCAATCCTGCAGTCTCTGTTTGTAGTTGTAAGAATAGGGATTCTATGTGTAAGAACTCTCATAAATGGCATACTATGAACAACCAGATTACAATTGGGCATACCCATAAATAAATTTATAACTCAATGTTATAAATTTAAATTCATCGATAACGATGTAGGACTTTTTAGGATTTCAAAAATTTATAAATTAGGTTATCATTTATCGTTTTATCAATCCGTATCGATATCGAAGTAAGACGTTTTAGGATTTTATAAATTTTTAAAAATGGATTGTCAATCATTATCATTTATCAATCTACATCGTTATCGATAATGATTGAAATGATAACGATGTAGATTGATAAGACTTTTTAGGATTTTATAAATTTTCAAAAATTTATAAATTGGATTATCGTTTCACTAATCTACTTCGTTTATCGTTTACCGATATCGATAATGAATAATAATAGATTTTTCAATCTTGTAAGATTGAAAAATGAATAAGTTCTCAAATATTTAGATTATTATCAACTCAGTCTTCGTTAACTCAGTCTTCGTTAACTATGGCATCTGATATCTCACATCTCGCGAATGAGGCAATAGAATACGTGAGTAATATTAAAGCTACTCTCTATCTAGGAAGTAACGAATATCACAGTCTACGAGATGAAGCCGCCTCTCATGGTATCAAGATTACGATGAATCATCATTTCAATTCATCACAATCATCTCGATTTACATACATTGTTATAGTAAAGAATTCGGTCGGTAATTTTTTTGCTTTGCTTGGTATATACACCAATGATGACACAGGGGACCAATACTTAGAATTTGAAACATTTACTTCTTGGGAAGAACGTGATATAACTACAAAATTTGTTCGTACTAGGGTGATCATTGATATCGAGCCTGCTCTGCTTGTTTCAGCTATAACCGCTCTTCCTCGTGGTATTGGAACTATCCATACTGATAGCGATCTATTCTGTACACTCTCGAATGACGAATGGGAATCTCTTGGTGTCGATTTAGACGAGGATAATGAAACGATTACTCTATAAAGAAATCTACCCTAAGAAATTGATTTTAAATTTAAATATGTTCAAATTATTACTCTCGAGGTATAACAATGTCTCTTTTTAACGGTCAGATAAATGAAGAGGAAGCAAGATTGTTAATTTCTAAAGGGGTGGATGTGAACTCTAGAAACAAGTATAGATATACCCCTCTTTACTTTTTGAAAGACGGAGGAGCTGTGAGGGCCATTATTAAAGCAGGAGCGGATGTGAATGTTAGAAATATATATGGTAGTACACCTCTTCATTGTCAGGAACACGAGGAAGGTATAAGAGAGATGATTAAAGCAGGAGCGGATGTGAACGCAAGGAATAACGACAATTATACTCCTCTTCATTATCAAAAAGACGAGGGAGCCTTGATATTACTGATTGAGGAAGGAGCGGATGTGAATGCTAGAAACAATTACGGAGATACACCTCTTCATTGCCAGGAAGATGAAAGAGTTGTACGATTATTAATTGAATCAGGAGCGGATGTGAACACAAGGAATAACGACAATTATACTCCTCTTCAATATAATAAATCTGTAAAATCTGTGTTTGAGGATATGGCTAGTGAGAAGATTACAAGATTCATCCGTAACTGCAAGTGGTTGAGACTGCATAAACTCACACGGACTTTCGCATTCAACAAGTGGTACTGTGGTGAAGAAGATGGTAACGGAGGAGGTGTTGGAAGGAAAGTGGACCATAAGCGGATTATGGATACTAAGTTTACGAGATGAATTGGATAACAAAGTAAGTATTTTATAAATTATAATTTATAAAATAGATTATCATTCAACTTCATTAATCTACATCGTTATCGTTTATTATCATTCATCATTCAACTTCGTTATTTATCAATAACGATAAACGGTGATGGACTTTTTAAGATTTTATAAATTCTAAAAAATTATAAATTGGATTATCATTTATAAAAATTTATCATTCATCATCGTTAACGATATAAACTATAGTATAAATATGGGATCGTCGCATACGATACTAAAAGATGACGATTGTGTTTTGTTAGAAAATAAGAAACGCTTTACATGGGTTAAACTGAAAGATGGAAAAGAGATTGCTAGATCCCCTGTTAATGTAGAACGAATCTATTCCAAGCCTGGAATCCTATTAACAGGAGGAAAAGTAGTTAAAAGAATAGAAGACTTTGAACCAGGGAAAACAATCTCTCAACAAGGAATTGTTCTCAAAATTCCCTTGTATGAAGTTATAGGATATCGTGTGTGGAAGAATCTAGGTATAGGTGAGTTTGAGAGGATCTACTATATACTAGACACTGATAAGTATCGTACAGAGTTTAGTTAACTACTTTATTTATAAATAATCTTTATAAATAACAACTATGAGCTTAGAGTCGTCTGTCAATAATCTAAACTCTAAATCTATAAACAATCAGATCCCCATTCATTACACATACCTAAACTGGGCGGTGAAAGAAAACAATCTGAAAATAATGAATAAGCTGTTGAAGGGTGGTATTAACCCTAACGGAATAACATCTAATGGATTATCTAAACATATCCCTTTAACTAGTGTAGATTTTAAATCCCCGTATTTTTATGATATCGTGAGGATGTTACTTAAAAATGGAGCTGATATAAACGGTGAGGATCTTGAGGGACATACTATATTTACAAAGTGTATACTCTTTTTTCTCAGTAATAAAAACTATACAAATCCTAACTACTTCGACCGATTCACATTCCTTCTAGAAAGAGGAGCAAATCCGGACGGAACTATATTCAATAATCCTTTAACAACTATTCTAGTTCAGAACAAAATACACGATGAAGATATAGATATTATTTTTTATCTATGTGAGCTTATGATAGCTTACAATGCAAATCCTAAATTTAAATCTATATTCTTCAATAAAATAGGACCTGATTTTCATCTTGACTCATTTTCGCTGGTAAATAATACATCAAATAAAAAATCAAGGAGTTATATGGTGTATAAAAAACTTTTTACTGTATCAGTTGAATCCATAGTTAAAGATTGTAACAGTGATATTCTACTGGATAGTCTAGCAAAGTTTTACAAGATACCGTTTGACGGAAGCGCTAAGGATAGAAAAAAATTATGTGATTGTGTGAGTAATATATCGAAGAATAAGAAAGAATACGATGAGGATTCATTTTCAGAGATAAGAAAGAAGAAAAGAATTATTGAAACAAAAAAGGAGTGTAGTAATGATAGTCTAATAATCGGATCTAATATCGACTCTTTCCGTAAAGACGAACTTGTTTATTTAGATGAAAAGAATCCAGATCTAAGATACTGCTTCCATGTATCAGAAATACCGATGTTATTAGCTAATAGGAAGAATCCTTATAATAACAAACCGTTGGAAGAAGAATTTATAAACGAGATTGTAGATCGTAAATATGTGGTTCCAAGAACACTTGAAGAGTCATTAGATGATGTATTTATATTCACGGATACATCTGTTAACAACAATGTACTACTAGATAAATTAACTGATTATGTAAAAACATTTAATACTTATATACAAACATCAAATATTAATTCTATTAATATTAACGATCTTGTAGAGATTCAGAATGTATTGTATCAGGGAAATAGAGATATCATTGCTAGATCTACTCTTCCTTCCGATAGAGCTATGATACCAGGGGAATCTCCAGCTGAAGCTAAATCTCGTATCATAGGAAGAACACTTACTCATATATTTATCTATCTAAAGAATAATGATGGAAGTCTTCCACTTGTTTCTAATATAATAGATCAAGTGATACACGATGCTCAGACTGCTAAAGAGATTCTTGATCTGTTCCCTAAATATAGAGTAAAATCGATAATTCGATTTATGGCTTTAGCATCTTACAATCAATTTATAACCGATTTTTACAGGTATATACTCATTAACCCTGAAGATAGAGTATGGATTTATAATGATAAGAATTTTCTCGAAACTGTACCTGTAAATGAAAGAATTGTAATTGCGACGAAAAGTACACACGAATTAACTCAATTATACAGACAATATATATCCTCTAATATAGAGACTATACTAAGACGTAGATTTGGTGATTCTCCTATTTCTACGTCATGGAATGATATTGTTCCTGCACTTATAAGATAATTAAAAGTGATATAAAAGAGTGTTGTTAATAGTATTATCATCCCACACATTCAACCATGTCTTCCACTCCCGTCGCTTCCACTCCTACGAAAACCGACTTTGAGAATGTGACGGAATTCAACCGTCTGTTCGGGAACAAGACTTACGATTCCCCTCGTCTTGATATCTTCGAGTCTGACCCTAAGACTGTTGAATCAGCTCTTGCTCTTATCAATGAGGAACACAAGGAGCTGAACGATGCAACCGAAGCAAAGGATTTCAAAGAGACGATCGATGCTCTTGCTGATCTTATTGTTGTGATCGGAGGAATGGCTTGTCGATTTGGTATCAATCTGGATAAGGCATTTGAGATTGTTCATAAATCCAATATGAGTAAACTGTGTACTTCTGAAGAAGAGGCTCAAAAGACTGTAGAATGGTATGAGGTAAATGAGAAACGATATGATTCCCCGTACTATGAACTAGCTGAGGATGGAATTCACTATGTTGTGCGAAATAAGAGTACTGGAAAGATTCTTAAGAATATCAACTACATCCCGGCGGATTTCAAATCTATCATGGAATAAATAAAATTAACAAATTTAGATATAAGTTATATCTAAATTATCTCTTTATACTCCGAATCCCTAATCAACTAGAAAAACGATTTAAATATATTATAGTATTAAAAATCTTACACTTTTCTTCTTATACTATCCGAGAATGGCATCTATGATCGGTTTCCCTCGTATGGATTCAGAGATTAAGAATAAACTTGATGAATCAGGGTATAAATATGCTCTGATTAAATTCTCTAGAAACCAACTCTCAACCTGCAGAATCACTCTCCCTATGGGACATACACTACGTATGATTCCTGTAGATCAGTTTACGAGGGGTACGATTAAAACGAATCTTAATAATCCTCGAATAGTCATTGACGAAGTAGAACAGGGAGAG